CCGTAAGAAAGTACATGCGCAATGGAAGCATGGATCTGGGAATGGTATTAAGTCCCCAAAAGACAGGGACTAAGACCTGGCGGTACAAGATCTATCCGGAGAAGTTAAAGCAGATTACCGGATCCAGTGTACCGGGATATGAATAAAGTTTGGAAAGGAGAGAAAAGCAATGGCAAAGATCAAGAACTATGACGGCCAGACCGACCTGGAGCTGTCCTATGTGGCAGTACAGGCAACCAGGCCTAAGAAGAAAGCTGTGGACTGGGTAGGTATCACGGAGACATTTATAGCCGGTGGCATGTGGGTGATAATCTTCATGATGCTTGGGGCTGCGCTTGCGGTCCAGGTGCTGTGATGGCTGTGCGGAATGACCTGTGCGGTACCTGCATCAGGAAGAACAGGAGCATGGAGAGAAGCCGCTTACAGGCATGCAGAGGCTACATAAAAAAGGACCCAGGCAGCGGCAACTGCGGAAGGTCCAGTAACAAAAAAATTGTACACCCTCATTATACGGAGGGAGAAGGAGAATTGCAAGATGGTAAAAGCGAAGTTTGTAGTAGATAACAGGGAAGCAGGAGAGACCGAGGACTGTGGTCTGATTGTAGCGATCGGTTTGGGAGAGATGAAAGAAGAGAACCAGTTTCAGTTAGCCGTAGTCGGCGGTAAAGGGTTAAGGGGTTCTATGATGGTACAAGGCTTAGCAGATGGCATAGCAGAAGCAATCAGCCGCATGACTGATAATGATATGCAGGCAATCGCAATGCTGACAGCATTTATAGAAGAGACCGAGAGACGCTGCAAGAAAAAGATATTGGAAAGGCTTACGAATGGTAACTAAAAAGCTGTTTAACAGCCGGGAAGAGTGGCTGCAGGGGAGAAAGAACCATATAGGCGGTTCGGATGCGGCTGCCTGTGTGGGGCTAAATCCTTATAAGGATAATGTACAGCTCTGGGAAGAAAAGGTAGGACTGGTGCTTCCGGAAGACATTTCCGATAAGGATTATGTCCAGTATGGAACAGAGGCGGAAGAATATCTCCGTGCGCTGTTCGCGTTGGATCATCCGGAATATAAAGTTCTTTATGATCCGGATAACATGTTTACCAATTCTAAGTATCCCTGGATGCATGCTTCTTTAGATGGGGAGCTTCTGGACAGTACCGGACGTCATGGGATCCTGGAGATCAAGACTACCAACATCCTACAGTCTTCGCAGTGGGAAAAATGGAGAGATAAGATCCCGGACAATTACTTCTGCCAGGTGTTGCATTATCTGGCAGTAACAGAATACGATTTTGCAGTCCTAAAGGCCCAGATCAAAAGTGGACAAGGGGAACGGATGCGGATCGAGACAAGGCATTACTTTATTGAACGTAAAGAAGTTGAGGAGGATATAGTGTGCCTGGTAGAGTCAGAACGGAAGTTCTGGAACTGTGTGGTCACGGGTACCAGGCCGGATCTGATCCTCCCGGCAATATAGGAAAAGGAGAGCGTACATGATGGAACTGAAGATCTACAGCCCGCAGGATACGGGCTTTATCCAGAAGATCGACTGGAACTATGACGAACTTAAAAAGGAGATCGCAGCAGCAATAGAAAGCTATGCCAATTCTGTTTATACAGATGACATGATTAAAAAGGCCAAGGAAGACAGGGCCAAACTGAATAAGGTATCAGATGCATTAAAGAAGGAACGTACCCGTATCCGTAAGAAGCTCTTGGAGCCGGATGAGCAGTTCGGAAAAGAGGTCCAGGAAATTACAGGCATGATCCAGAAAGCAGCCTCTAACATTGATGATCAGATCAAAGGCTATGAAGAACGCCTGCGTGAGGAAAAGACCGCCAAGGTCAGGGAGTTCTATGAGGATAACATCCATGACATTGGCAAGTATCTTCCGTTTGAACGTGTGATGCAGCCAAGATATGCCCTTGCTTCCACTACTATGAAATCCATTAAGGAAGAGATCCTGGCGCTGATCCAGAAGGTGGATGAGGGCCTGGCTGTCTTAAATGAAGTGGACAGCCCTTATGCCGGTGATATGAAGAAAATCTTTTTGGAGACTTATGATATCGGCGCGGCCATGGCAAAAAGAAACCAGCTGGAGGCAGAGGAACAGAACCGCAGGCTTTACCAGGAAGAAATGGCAAGGAGAAAGGCAGAGCAGGAAGCACAGAGGAAAGCTGCAGCTGAGAAAGTAATGGCGGCTGGAAGACAGGAGCCGGTACCGGCAGCTCCTGCAGAACCGGTTAAGACAGAAGTTCCTAAAATGGAGACCGTGGAAGAGCCGGTCAATGTGATCGACTTCAGGGTCTATGCCACCAGGGAGCAGCTGATGAAGTTAAAAGGATTTTTAAAAGAAAATGGCATCCGGTTTGAGCCGGTACCGAAACAGTAAGAGGAGGATGTAGAAATGGCAGTAGCAAACAGACTGGCACCAAGAACACAAAAAACGGGATTAACTGCATATCTTACCCAGGATGCAGTTAAGGACCAGATCAACAAAGTAGTAGGCGGCAAGAACGGCACGCGTTTTATTTCCAGTATCGTATCAGCGGTACAGGCAACACCGGCCCTTCAGGAATGCACAAATTCCAGTATCCTGTCAGCGGCACTTCTGGGAGAGTCATTAAACCTCTCCCCAAGCCCACAGCTTGGCCAGTATTACATGGTCCCTTATGATAACCGCAGTAAGGGAGCCAAAGAAGCACAGTTCCAGCTTGGATATAAAGGTTATATCCAGTTAGCGACCCGTTCCAGTCAGTATAAGAAACTGAACGTGCTTTCTATCAAAGAAGGGGAACTGATCCGCTTTGATCCTTTGAATGAAGAGATTGAAGTGAACCTGATCCAGGATGATGAGCAGAGAGAAGCAGCGCCCACGATCGGCTACTATGCAATGTTTGAGTACACCAATGGCTTCCGGAAAGCAATGTACTGGAGCAGGGTAAAAATGGAAGCGCATGCCAAGAAGTACAGTCCTGGTTATAAACGCGACCTGGAAAAAGGGACAAGCTGGACTTTCTGGGCCAAGGATTTTGATGCTATGGCCTATAAGACCATGCTCCGTCAGTTGATCAGCAAGTGGGGAATCATGAGCATTGACCTTCAAACGGCAGTTGATTCAGACATGGCAGTGATCCATGAAGATGGAAGCAAGGACTATGTGGAAACAGTTCAGCCGGATGCAGTAGAAGAGGCAGCGACACCGCAGGAAGAGAATACTGCAGTTCAGGAAGATAATGCTACGCAGGAAACTACCGATGCAGCGGCAGATTTTTTCAGCTAAATAGGTGAAATGAAAGGAGGTGATCAAGGCATGGCGATAACATTTGACAGCATTGGCAATGGCAGGTTGCATGAGGAGTTCAACATGGCCCTGAGACAGATCGGAAGGAACATCCTGGATCCGAACATGGATCCGGAAGCTGCCAGGGAAATGACGATCAATATCAAGTTCAAACCGGCCGGGCGTGGGAACCTGAAGGTAGAGTATAACGTGAAGCCGAAACTGGCCGGATTTAAGAAAGCGGAGACCATGTTCCTGGTGGGACAGGACTCCAGTACGGGCCGTATTGATATGTCAGAGCCGGGGAGCAGGCTCCCACAGGTCAATCCGGTACAGGAGATCCCTGCAGCTGCTTATGAAGAGGTCAGCCCCGGCAGAAGGGCGGATCCGGAGACGGGTGAGATCTTTGAAGAACGCAGGACCGGGCCGATTGACTTAAGGAGGCAGCAGGCATGAGGAAGGAAGAAAGCTGTGGAACCTGTAAGTATTACTCACCAGTTGATGAAGATGCGTTTTTATGCAACTGTGAGGAGTCAGAGTATTACTGGGATTATGTAACGAATGAAGATTACTGTGGTTGTCATGACCAAAGAAATAAATAAGTAAAAGGAGAGAAAATCAATGTTAGAAGGTTTAAAAGATGCCCTGGAGCATGTGGAAAATCTTGCCAGGGAAAATGAGAAAACAGAAGTGGTGGAGATCTGCGGTCATACATATGCCAACAAGGCACTGAGAAGATATGATACCGCCAATTATGCAGAGCCTGTAAAGGCCACGACTCTTTCGGCACTGGCAGATTACATCGTAAACTGCAGGGAAGAGTTTACGGAAGACAGAAGGATGATCGTCCATGTGGTAAGCCCTACAAAGGTCAGGCTGATGTCTGCCCTGGATGGGGAACGTAAGAGAGAGGTCCTGTTTGAAACAGACGCCCAGGTTTCCGGCTTCCACTTTGACCAGTGGTACGACCAGGAAAGCTTTATGATCAGTCTGCAGGCCAACTTCGCAAAAACGGCGGACCTGGATGCGGTGCTCCTGCTTGCCGGAAATATCGAGAGAAAGAATGAACAGACCTATTCCGATGACGGCTGTACCCAGGTGGCAACCATGACCGTGGGTGTGGCAACCAAGGCAGATGCGATCGTACCAAATCCAGTCCAGTTAAGACCTTACCGTACCTTCCAGGAAGTGGAGCAGCCGGTCAGCCAGTTTGTATTCCGCATTGGAGACAGAGGGACACCGGAGTTTAAACTGGTGGAAGCAGAGGGCGGCATCTGGAAGACAGAAGCAGTAAGAAAGATCAAGGATTATCTGGAGTTAGTCCTGTCAGAACAGGATATGGCTCTTAGAAAACGTATCACTATCATCGGATAATCTATCGTATTTGGAAAAGCTTGTTTTACTACCTTAAAGGTCAGGATCATATGTCACGATATTAAATGACCAGAGGTATTGTACCTGAAGGGGCGGAGCATGACCCAAGTCTCTGACCACCGCCCCTTTTAAAAGAAAGATGGGGATCGTTATGGGAAAGTCACAGCGGGAAAAAGGAAAACGCGGGGAACGGGAACTGGCCGGAAGGTTAAGGGACCACGGCTATGACTGCCGCAGAGGGCAGCAGTTCTGCGGTGCCAGCGGTGATGCGGATGTGACTGGTCTCCCAGGCATCCATATTGAATGTAAAAGAGTGGAACGGCTGAATCTTCAGGAGGCCATGGAACAGTCAAAAAGAGACGCCAGGGCGGAAGAAATGCCAGCAGTATTCCACAGAAAAGACCGGTCAGAATGGCTGGTCACAATGAGATTAGAAGACTGGATCCAGCTCTATAAGGAGTGGGAAGCCGGGCAGTAGACGGAAGGAAAGGGATATGCCAAGACAGCAGAAACCAGGTCTTAGTTACTTTCCTTTAGATGTCGATTTTTTTACTGATAATAGGATCAGGATCCTGCGCGCCAGATATGGCAACAACGGGATTGTGGTATATATCTATTTACTCTGTGAGATCTATAAAAAGAGCTATTACATGGAATGGAACGATGATATAAAGTTCATTCTGGCATCAGAGCTTAATCTCACGGATGGGTTCATAGAGCAGGTGTTGACATTCTTGCTTGAACGGTCACTACTGGACAGCACACTTTTCAAGTCGGACACTATCCTCACTTCACCCGGAATACAGAAGCGGTATCAGCTTGCAGTAAAAGAACGAGCCAAAAAGACACCGATTGTAATAAAAGGATTCTGGCTTTTGGAAGCAGATGAGACGGAACCCTTTATTAAAGTGAACCCTTCTTTTTATTCTTCCCGGAAAAATGAGGATTCTTCCCGGAGGAATAACGATATTTCCCGGAAAAATGACATAAAGAAAAGTAAAGAAAAGAAAAGTAGAGTAAAGGAAAGTAAAGAAGAAAGAGCGGGTGGTGTTGCAGCTAAAGCAGCAACGCTGTTTCCAACAGATTCCTTTGAAATGCTCTGTGTGAACACACTGATCCATTCCTGCCTGGAAGGATTCCCAGGAGCAAAGGTTCCCGTAACGGATGAAGAGAAATCCCAGTGGTGTGATCACATTGAAAAGATGAAGCGGATTGATCACCGGACAGAGGCGCAGATAGAGATTGCATTAAAATATGCAGTTACAAACCAGTTCTGGAAAGCGAACATCCGCAGTACAAAGAAGTTCAGGGAGAAGTTTGAGACCCTTTACATGCAGTCCCAGGCAGGAAAGACCGCAGTGAGGATGGAAGATGACAAAGCAGAACGGCTCAGGAGGTGGGCGGAAAATGAATAGGCAGGAATTTGCCACATTAGCAGCAGTAATGGAAGAGTATTACGGTAAAAACCAGATCACAAAGAGTGATGAATCCATAGATATCTGGTATGAGCTGATCGGGGACCTCCCATATGATCAGTGCAGGAATGCAGCGCGCCAGATCATGGCAACAGCCAATTTCTTTCCTTCTGCGGCTGAGATCCGCAGGCTCTGTACCCAGATGGACCATCCGGAGATACTGAGTATGGATGATGCCTGGGGAATGGTGCTGAAAGCGGTAAGGACGTATGGATACATGCAGGAAGCAGAAGCACTGGAAAGCCTGCCGAAACCATGCAGGAGCGTGGTGAAGAACATCGGCTGGCAGAACATTTGCAGGAGTGAGAACATCATGGCGGAACGGGCATTCTTCCGTGATTCCTATGGTCCTAAGCTCCAGGAGATGAAACGGGTGGAAACTCTTCCGTTAGGGATCCGTCAGGAGAATAGGAACAGGCTGAACGATCAGATCAGGAAGGCAGCAGACAGACTGCAGTTAGGAGACGGAAGAAATGGAGAAGCTGGAAGAGATGCAGGCGGCAGAACTGGCAAGGCATAGGGTTGACTATGGAGCCGGTGGATACTATGCCAAGGCCATGAACAAGGATCAGATCATAAACAGGAGAGTTTATATGCGTAGCATCCTCCGCGTGAGCTTTTTATGGTGCAGGATGAGCAATGAGCAGTTGGATAACATGAGGTTATGCAAAGCAGGGGATGATTTTATCGTGGAAGACACCGATAACCGGGAGTTCATCCTGCGGATCGACCGCAGATAAAAAGGGGGAAGGAAAATGGAAGAGAATGTAACAGTCCCGGAAACTCCGGAAGTGGTAAAGCATACAGACGCGGAGTGGTACCGGGATGTATCCCTGGAAGATGCAGAGGTATTTATCCGGTCCAACCTGCAGTCAGCCGTACGCAGTGTGATCGCAACGGGATTTTACCTGAAGCATATCAGGGACAATGAACTGTACCTGGAAGCAGGATATAAGAACATCAATGAGTATGCCATGGATAGGTTTGGTCTCAGTGCCTCTGCCACATCCAGATACATTACCAGGAACACAAGGTTTTCCAGGGGCGGTAACAGTCCGCTCATAGATGATAGGTTTAAGGACTTCAGCAAGAGCCAGCTGCAGGAGATGCTTGGCATGAGTGATGAGCAGCTGGAGCAGGTCACACCGGATATGACCGTCCGGGAGATCAGGAGCATGGTAAGGCCGAAGGAAGTCCCTTACATAGAGATACCTGGGCAGACAGAGTTAAAAGATATCCCTGGGGTTATGCCGGAAGAGAGGGCGGAAAGCTTTGAAGCATCAACGGCGGAGCTGTTTGATGTGGAAGAGGATGAAAATATGGTCCAGCCAGTGGCAGGTAAGCCTATCAGTCAGGAAATACCGGTTGCAGAGCTGGTGGAAGAGGAAGATGCGGAGATTGCGACGTTGCAACTGCTTCCGGAAGAGACTGCTACCAATGAGCAGCGGAATGAACCTATAGATGCTGCTGAAAAGCAGCAAATGGGCCATTGCTTATACCGCCCAGAATATGAGTGTTCTTTACCGAAAGAATACATGCACCGGTCTGGAAGTGGAACAGACTGTGCCCATGAGTGCTGCTGGGAGTGTGTCAAACATGGGGAATGCAAGCTTGAATGCAACAGTTCGGCTGATCGTCCTGAGACAGAGGAAAGGATTGCGACGTCGCAAACGGATACCGAAGCTTCCGAAGATGAAATAAAAGAACGTACAGATATAGAAATCCTGAGAGAACTTCTGGAGAGAAAGAAGCAGCTTCTTAGCAAATGTCTGGGAATTCCCGGCATTGATAAGTCAGATGAGCATATCAGAATGCAAAAGCTGGAAGTAGGTGCTTTGGCTTCCATGCTGTGTGAGCTGGAAGAATTGGAAGAGAAAAAGGATAGACCGAAGCAGCCAGAGCTTCCACCGCTTAGGAACAATGACCAGAGAGCAGCTTTTATTGATGCGTATGAAACCTGGACACTCTGGATCGATAACCAGGAGACCGGTGAGCGGTATTACCGGTATGATCTTCCAGATGGGACAAGCTTCGTTATCAAGACGTATCACTCCATGCTCTATGACTGGAAAGCCGATGTTGCCATGAGGTACAAGGAAGGGTATGGAGCAAATGAAGAGTATCTTCTGGAGTCTGGAAAGTTCTTTAGGGACTGCCGGACAAACAGGACAGCTTTAATTGAAAAGCTGAAAGAGATACAGAGAGGGGAAAAGAAATGAACTGTAAAGACTGCAGCTATAAAAAATTTTATGATGGGAACGGAAGGCCAGGGCGTTATTACTGCTTTCATGATGAAGCCAAGTTCGCACGGAGTGAATGCGAGCCTCATCCTATGATCTGCAGAACAGGAAGACATGATGACAAATTAACTATTAAAACCGCACCAAGATGGTGTCCGTTGAATAAAAAGGAGAAGGGCAATGATCATAAAACAAATTGCAATAGATGAGGCACTGGAACTGCATAAAAGAGGGCTTATGGTGGGAGTGCTCCAGCCGGTAGTACCGGAACCTAAGAACCTGGATGATTATGAGTTTCTGACATTGAAGAAGATTTTGGAGGGCTGTGAGTTCTTCCGAATCGTGCTGGAGGAAGAAAAAAGAGAGACAGAGCCAGCTGAGAAGGAACAGGCAGAAGTAGCAAAGCCGAAGGCTGTGGAAGAGAAGCCAACAGAGACATCTGTGGAAACCAAGGATAAGCCAGAACCGCCAAAGCCAGAAGTAACAAACAAAAAGCAGATCGATGTTGGAAGAGTAAAGGCACTTTACAAAGCCGGGTGGACTGGAAAACGAATTGCTGAAGATATGCATATCGCAGAAAGTACAGTATGCGGATATTTGAAAAAAATAAAGTTGGGGGAAATATAAAATGCAGAGATTAACAGAAAAGGATGACCTGGGAAACTGGTGTCTGAAGGGTGTCAGGTGGGAGCAACTTAGAGCAGGCCAGGTAATCACCAAAGAAGTAGGTGAAAAGCTCTATGGTGCGCTGTGTAAGCTTAAGGACTATGAGGATACGGGCTGCAACCCAGATGACGTAGAACGTCTGAATGACTTTACCCAGAATGAAGCTGTAAAACTGGTGCAAAAGCTGAATGCAGAAGAGAAGAAGCACAGATGGATCCCGGTGGAAGAGAGACTTCCGGAAGAAGATAAATGGGTACAGGTAGTAGTAAAGAGACATCGGTGGATCAGTGATTTTGGTGATAAAAGTGTTCCGGACGAGGAAAAAGAAGATCACCCGGATCAAAACTATGTCACCATGGGCAAGCTAAAAAGGACAATACATGGGTGTATTTAGATCTTGAATCGGATGATGAGTGCTTATGGACAAGCGTAGCAGATGACTGCAGTCAGGAAGATTTGAGCTATCCATTGACAGAAGTGCTTGCCTGGTTGCCACTTCCTGAGCCATACAGGGCAGAGGTGGAAGAAAATTAAGATACGGAGGAAAATGAAATGGGATTAGCAGATACGTTTGGCGCAGAGGATAGAGTGCAGGTGAAGTTTTCAGATTTTTATAAACTGATGAAACAGGCTACGCAGTATGAAATAGCCATGAATGCGGTGGGATGTGATGTGCCGCATAGATACATCAGAGAATGCATGACAGGAGTAAAAGAGCCGCAGAAGCAGGGGATACAGATTGAACTGGAAAATCCGGCGAATAAGAGCATGATGTCAGCCAAGAAAGGACAAGTCAATGGATAGGACATTAAAGGCTGTATATATTTGGATAGTGCTGGCCCTGGTCTGGAGGGGATTAGAGCTGCTGTTGTATGATGAAGTTCAGCCAAGGACAGTAGATGACATTATGTGGTTTCTTTTCTTCCCGTTTATCTATATGGCAGTGAATTAAGATTTGGAGGTAGAGATGCAGAAGAAAGATACATACACCAGAGAAGAAGTAATTGAGATGTTGACAGAGATGCAAAAAGAAACAGCACACACTAATGGATTTTTCGCCGGACACGTCACTCAGTTATGGGTTATCAGAACCATGCTTGGTAAGAGAATTGCGGAACTGGGCGGCGAAGGCATCCAGGTCACAATCGTATAGATGGAATTTGAATTATAGTAAATTAAGATTTAAAGGAGAAAGTAAAATAATGACAAAAAAACTAAAAGAAATGAATATCGAATTAGCATCAAATTATGCAGATGAATTAAAAATGCTTGTATATTCTTTGTGCGAAGATATTAAAGATTCTGAATCAATGACTGATGCATGGAATAAGATTGACCGCTTTTACAAGGATGCAGAGGCTATGCGAAATAAACAGAAATGTACTGGTAGCAAGTCTTTTAGTATTCTTACGGATGATGTAGATGGACATACAAAATACTTGCAAGGTATCAATTTGCCAATTATGGTAAATACGATTTGGGAAAGTGAAGATAATTGTAAGCCTAGTGAAGTAAGTGAAATGCACATTGGTTCTGTGAATGGTATTCAAACGCTTCTAATTACACCAGAAGACATTTCGTTGCCAATCTAAACTGAAATTTAGAGGATGGTATATAAAATGATGATCGAAGCAATTGGAAGTGCAGCGATGCTGGAGCAACTGGCAGAAGAGTCGGCTGAACTTGCACAGGCAGCATTAAAAGCGGCACGGATTTTACGCGATGATAATCCTACTCCAGTAACGTTACCAGAGGCTTGTGCAGCTGTGATAGAAGAGTATACCGACGTAGTTCAATGTGCGGGAGAAATGGGACTGGGAGTTGATTTTAAGCAAATGCAAGAGAAACTAGAACGCTTTAAAAAGAGAGCGAAAGCAGTGCGTAAATTGTAGGAGACTATCGTAATGTGGAAACGAGTAAATCCCAACGTGGAATACGTGATAGCTGCCATGCGCAAGAAGGGAGAGGACATAAAGAATGGGATTAGTAAAGTCAGAGGCCCAGAGAAAGGCAAACCAGCTGCAAAGAAAAAGTGCCATAGCCGCATCAGACCATGCGATCATTAACGGGCCGAAGCCTACAACCTGGTCAGCCAGGATGCCAGCCTATGCGGGGACAAGCCTCTGCCAGAATCCGGAGCTACGGAGGATACCAGATGAGTAAGAGAAAGACACCGGCGCAGGCTCTGGAAGAGTTTCTAAGCTACTATGATGAGAGCATTTTAGAATACAGGTATGCTTGCGATAAGGTCGTTGAAGAGGACAAGCGTCTCCAGGACTTTCTTCATGAAATGGAATTTGCCAAGGACCGGAACGAAAGGAACCGGATTGCAACAAGCCTTCAACAGAGCAGAAGAACCAGGCGAATTAATAAAGATATGGCAAAGATGAACGAGAAGCTGGTGAAGTTTTTCGAGGATCAGAAGAACAGGGATACCTTAAACCGGTTACGGCAGCTTCTAGGTCAACAGAGGAAGGAAGAGGAATATCTTCTGGGAGAACGTACATACAAACCAAGAGCAGGAATGAGGTGATACCGTTGGCGAAGATAAAGATAACCAGGAAGCTTCTGAGCAGTTACCGAAAGCTTAAGAGGGAGATAGTAGTCCTGGAATTGGAACTGGTAGAGATGATGGAAGGGGATAACGGGATCGGCGTCAGTGTTGTTATGGACTACCGGAAAGGTTATCCGCAACCAAAAGCGGTTCCAGGTTTTGACTGGAAGCTGCATGATCGCCGGGAGAAGATCCTGGATAACAAGAAAGTACGGTGCAAGGCTGTGGAGAACTGGATAAGATCTATTGAAGATGGTCAGGCACGATATGTGTTCCGGATGTTCTACATAGAGGGAATGACGTGGGACAGGATTGCCGCAAAGATTGGATACAGCAACAGCCCAGACTATCCAAGGCTCTATATAAGGGATAAGTATTTGAAAGAGCATAACATTTTGTAAAAATATCGTTTATATCGCTTGTATCGCTATACAATAGAGTGGAAGCCAAAGGCATACGGCCGGCGGCTTACGTCGAACCCCACCAGGCAGCAGGCGAAAGCTTGTTGCCTCTCCCTTGGAACGTAGCTCAGTAGGTAGAGCAATGGCTTGTGTCCTAAGCGAAGGTTCGAACCCTTCCGTTCCGATAATTTTTGTTGCTATCAGTATTTCCTTCTCCTTTTTGAAAGCGCCTGTCGTGAGATGGGTGCTTTTCTTTTGTTATTAAATATGTTATTATTATCATGCATTACTTAAAGGAGAAATAGAATGGATAGAGAATGCGTGAAATCAATAATATTATGCATAGCAATTATCATCTGCATATTGGAAGCAATAGTGATTTTATGGTTAAGGTATAGAAAGAGTAAACAAATCGATATTGAAGAAACAATAGGGTTTTTTAGAAAAATATGGGGAACATTTGTTATTTATGTAATAGCTACCAGCATTATTGGTTTGTTTATAGCAAGTTTTGTCTTAAAGACCGAAATTACATTAGCAAAAATGAATGAATGGGTTAGTCTGGTATTAGGATTGATTGCTTTGTTTATCGGGATAATTTCTTTGTTTTTGAGTTTTTATAATGTTGATCAGGCGTATAAATCACAAGAGGACAATTTACGTGAAATGGAGAAGGTCCAGCAGGCTATTGAACAGAAAATATATTCCTTAGATTCAAATATGCGAATGGAATTTAAACATATATATATGCAGGATATTCAAAGTAAAAATAAAAATTCTGTTAGAGTTCAAGAAAAGCGATCTGGACTTGATGATTATGGAGATATTTAATTATGAATATTAAACTTATATTGTGTCAAAAAGTAGATAAAGAGTTAAAAACGTATGAAAACATTATAGATGAGATTGATAATACGGCATCAATTGAGTGTACGATAGTGTGCAAAGTTAATTTTGAAGGAAACAAAGAACAAAAAATGGTACTTCACTTCTTTTTGTTTAAAGAGGAGGAGAAGAGTAAGAAGGGTGTTTATTTGGAGGAATGTGTATACACTAGGACAGAGGAAGAGGTAGATAATGAAACTGACAGTTTTTCTTTGCGAATACCGTTATTGCCATTGTTTGGAGTAGGAAATTATGCGATTGAGGTAGTAAGAAATGACAGTATGGAAGATGCCGAGCCAAAATTGGGGCCAAAGGTATATGCAGATGGAGAAAAATTAGGAAGGACAATATTTAAAGTGAAATAAGTTATATAGTTATTTCTTCGAGAAAGGGAGTCACCCAGCGTGGCTCCTTTTCTTATACTCAAAACAAACACGAATGAGAGGTGGTGGTGCATGGCCAGAGCGCCGGATGCCAGAATGGAACAGGCCAGAGATCTGTTCCTGGAAGGCAAGAAACTGATTGAAATTTCAGATCTTCTGAAAATCCCGGAGGGGACAATCCGAAGCTGGAAGAATAGATATGGCTGGGATAATGCAACGTTGCAAAAGAAGAAACGCAACGTTGCGAAAAAGAAAGGCGGCCAGCCGGGAAATAAGAATGCTGCCGGAAACAAGGGCGGTGCCGCTCCGGAGAAAAATAAGAATGCAGTTACTACGGGAGAGTTTGAGACTCTCCTTTTTGATTGCCTGGATCTGGAGGAGCAGCGCCTGGTGCAGGCAGTACCAGAGGACAAGCAGGCGCTTCTTATGCAGGAGATACAGCTTTTAACTGTCAGAGAGCGCCGGATGCTTAAGCGGATCGAGTTGCTGCGCAGTGCAGCAGATGAAGAGAATAAGCTTGCTGTGGGTGAGACTGGCATGACTGCAGTAGGCCACAAAAAAGGTCTTGAAAAGGACAAGGAAACGGACCTATTGGAGTACCGTGGGAAGCTGGGGCAGATCCAGAACATTGAGGATGCGCTGACCCGTGTACAGGCTAGGAAACAGGCTGCCATTGACGCGTTGCACAGGTATGGTGTGGATGATGCCAGATTAGAGCTTGAAACCATGAAGGTTGATCTGGCAGCAAGGAAATTAGGTGATCTGGATGAGGAAGAACAGGAAGATGACGGTTTCTTAGAAGCATTGGATAGTTCTGCTGCAGATGATTGGAGAAATGATGAAAGCTTAAAGGAGAACGCAGAGAATGAAGAAGAAACGTCCAATATTTAAGTTTCAAAAGTTTTCCAAGAAGCAACGCCAGATCTTTACATGGTGGCTGCCGAACAGTCCAGTGCGAGAGGCAGGAGGCATAATTGCAGATGGAGCGATCCGTTCTGGAAAGACAGTCAGCATGAGCCTGTCTTATACAATGTGGAGCATGGCAAATTATGACGGACAGAATTTCATCATGGCAGGAAAGACGATCAGCTCTTTTAAGCGTAACGTGCTGCAGAATCTGAAACTGATGCTCACCAGCCGGGGATATCACTGGATCTATCATATTTCTGGAGACTTTCCCAACATGCTGGAAGTCAGCAGAAATGGCAGGACCAATTATTTTTACATATTTGGTGGCAAGGATGAAGGTTCCCAGGATCTGGTGCAAGGTATTACGGCAGCAGGTGCCTTTTTTGATGAAGTTGCGTTGATGCCGGAAAGCTTTGTAAACCAGGCAACGGCCAGATGCTCCGTGGAAGGTGCGACCTGGTGGTTTAACTGTAACCCGGCCGGTCCAATGCACTGGTTTAAGCTGGAATGGATCGATAAGCGTATTAAGAAGCGGCTGCTGTATCTGCACTTTACAATGGATGATAACCTGAGCCTTTCTGAAAAGGTGAAAGAAAAGTACAGGGCAATGTATGCAGGTGTCTTTTATCTACGCTATATCAAAGGCCTGTGGGCTGTAGCGGAAGGCCTGATCTACACTATGCTCACAGATGATAACCTGTATACTGATCAGGAACGTCCGGTTGCTTTAAAGAACACAGCTATGAAGGCCATTACAGTAGATTATGGTACGACGAACCCGTGTGTATTTCTGGAGGTATGGGATGATGGACAGACTATATGGATTGACCAGGAATATCGGTGGGACAGCCGTTCTGAGGAAGCAAGGCGCAGTGCAAATCCGCAAAGGACGGATGCCCAGTATGCAGATGATATGACAGAATTTATGGGAATGGAACCACAGAATCAATGTATGGTTGTTGTGGACCCATCAGCAGCATCATTTATTACGGAGTTACGCAGCCGTGGCCTGTATGTAAAACCGGCCAATAATGAGGTGGCAGACGGTATCCGTGTGGTTGGTTCTCTCCTGGCTAAGAGAAATATCCGGATCAATAAAGATAACTGCAAGGGCCTGATCAGTGAGATGCAGTCTTACGTATGGGATGATAAGGCAGCTGAGCGTGGAGAAGAAAAGCCGGTTAAACAAAAAGATCACGGGCCGGATGCTTTAAGATATTATTGCTATACGGTCCTGCCAAAGTGGCGGATCGGAGCATAGGAGGAAGTTAAATGTCAAAGAAAAAGACGTCACGCCAGACACGGACGGCTACAAAACAGAATATGAACCAAAGGGTGCCCGTTACAACGATGGACGCTTTTTCTAATCCTGCTGCAAGGATAGGTTTTGGGACCATGGATCTTTTACAGGCAACAGAGTATCCCATGACCCGTATGACGCAGAACTACCAGTTGCTTACAAGTCTTTATCGGGAAAACTGGATCATACAGAACATCATAGCGACCATTCCAAATGATATGATCCGCAAATGGTATGACTTAAAGACCAGCATTGCGCCTCAATATTTAAAAGAAATGGTGCAGCTGGAACGTAAGACCCAGATACGAAAGAAACTGTTGCTTGGAATGTACTGGGGACGTCTTTATGGTGGGGCTGCCGGTGTGATCCTGATCAAAGGACAGAATGATCTGAGCATGCCGCTAGACATGGATACTGTGATGCCAGGAAGCTTCCTGGGACTGCATATCCTAGACCGGTGGAATGGCATTTATCCAGAGGGTGAACTGGTCACAGATGCAGAAGATCCAGACTTTAGTCTGCCTGCTTATTATACGATCCGTAATGATGAAACAGGAACAATGGTAGCCAGGGTGCATCACAGCCGTGTGATCCGCTTTATCGGTCGTGAGTTGCCGTGGATGGAAATGGTAACAGAGCAGTATTGGGGCGAGTCGGAGATAGAGGCAATCTATGATGAGCTGGTCCGCCGTGATAATGTGGCTGGAAACATTGCGGCACTGACTTTCAGAGCGAATATCAATTATCAGGAAACAGACGGTCTGGATCAGCTGCTTGGTGCTTCTAATACAGAAATCCAGAGACGGTTCTGGAATACCATGGCGGCTCAATCCATGATGGAAAGCAACTTCGGAACCAGACTTATCAATAAAGGAGATGCAATCCACAACACGCAGTACACATTCACAGGACTTCCGGATGTGTATGACCGTGTAATGATGGATGTGGCGGGAGCAGCCAGAACACCCGTGACAAAGCTGTTTGGACGTTCACCGGCCGGTCTTAACGCTACCGGTGAGGCGGATCTGCAGAACTATTACGATTACATTGACGGACTACGTGAGACAGAACTTAGAGGCATCATTGAACGGTTGCTTCCTGTCATGGCTTTGTCGGCCTGGGGAAAGATGCCGGATGATATGGATATTGACTTCTCACCAATGCAAACACCGGATGCAAAGGACATAGCAGATATTACAGAGAGAAAGAGCAACGCGATCCTTGCAGTTTATCAGAATGACCTGGTTGATGCTGCTACGGCCCTGCAGGAACTTCAGGGACTGGCTGATGAGACTGGGCTTTACAGTAAGATCACAGATGAGGCGGTGGAAGCAGGAAAAGGAAAGCTGTATTCACAGTCCCGCAGTATGCAGGACCCTCTGGCAGGCTTTTCTTTCCCGGATAGTTCCGGAGAGGACGGGATAAGTAATGACGATGAAGATACGACCACCGGCGACTTCTGATATCACGGCATTCTTGCGGCGTTTGTTTCTTCGCACAGAAAAAGAGTTGATACAGGAAATCAAAAAGAAACGTAACAGGGAGCAGGTGGAATATGCAGAGGTTGCAGAACTTGAAAGAGTGCAGGGCATCCTGCAGAACATGGTAGATGCTTCCTGGAGCTATGTTCCGGCTATGATCGAGAAGATATTCTATCATTCTGATAAAGATGCTGCAGGTTATTCCAATGCGCGCAGCCTGGCAAGTCCAAGATCTGTAACACAGCTGGCTATCATGGAACAGCTGAGTAATAACCTGCAGGGCCAGATCGTTGAAATGGCAGGTACTGCCAAGAAAAGCGTGGAAACAGTTTTTACGATCGCAAGGCTGGAAGATGATCCATACAGGAAACTTGCTCTTGAGCAGGTGCTCCGGGAAGAGGCAGCGGGAAAACCCTGGATCAAAAGCAGCCAGGATCTGGTCAAGGATATGGAAGCCAATGGTATTACTGGTTTTACTGATAAAGCAGGTCGTAAATGGAGCATGCAGTCTTATGGAAACATGGCAGTACGGACAACTGCTCGCCAGGCAGAAGTCGCAGCACTTTTATCGGCAGATGATTATGATCTATGGCAGATCGTAAAGATTGGAAGCACCTGTCCGGTGTGCGCGCCTCTGGAAGGGCGTATTTATTCTAAAAGTGGAATGAATCCGGATTATCCACCGTTATCCATTGCTTTTGGGAAAATAGATACAAATGGCCCGAATGACCTTACAAATACCTATCTGAATATCCACCCAAATTGTCTTCATAGTCTAGTCAAATATACCACAATCGGTAAGAGCGCAGAGCGGATCCAGAAGGATAAGGATTTTTCCAGTATTGAAAAGAACCCTCTGAACCGGGATCCAAGGACTAAGAAACAGATTGCAGCTTATCAAGAGAAACAGAGGAACAGGCAGCAGCTGTATAGAGACATAAAGCAGCATAAAGAGTACAGGACTGCTTTAGGAAAAGATGTTCCTAAAGACTTTGCTAAGTTTCGGGAATTGAAGTATAATGATCCTGAGAAGTGGAAGTACACAAAAGGACTAAAAGAGTATTTAGAAAAGTATCCGTCAAGCAATAAGAAATATTATAATGTTGGGTGCAATCTCAAAGAACTTGGATTGCATAACATTGGAAATCCATTACCACCACAAAAGAAACAGGCATTTATTCTGCCGGAAGGAAAGCGCGATCCGTATCATATTATGCATAGAATGCTGGAACGTCAGATTACGGATGATGATATTCGTAGTTATATGAATAATGCACGATGCATGTTTTCACAATGGGGCGGAAAACGTCAGGTATTTTATAGTTCTTCGGGTGTATGCGTGATTACGAAAAACGGTGATGATTGGATTTATAAAACTGCTTGGAATAAGATAGATTTTGATGAGAGTACAGATATAATTTTGGAGGTGATACGAAAAAATGGCTTATGATTTGGACTATGAAGCGGATCATTATTGTCCGGCATATAAAAAAGTAATATGCGCAGATTTATGTTATGACTCAATGATGTGTCTGAACCGTTTTTTTAAAGTATCATCAACAAAAGAACTAGAGGAGATTAAGGATATTGAAGCAGCAAGGGTGATTTGCTCAAAATGTCCTTACAGTCAGGGATAATACCACCAGTTAGCAGGCCGGTGGTATTTTTGTACTCATTTTTAAGAATAATTGCGACGTCGCAAATGAAAGAAGGTGATCCTATGGGGCTTATATCGTGGATCAGGCGGAGGCTTTTCAGAAAGAAGGAGTGCTGTCACCACTACCGCAAGCATTGGAGTCGGGCTTCCGGTCCTTATGGCGGTTATGTGCGGAGATGTACCAAATGCGGAAAAATAGAAAGGAAAGAGTAAATGCTTGCTTATTATGGTTATACGATAAGTCCTAACCAGCTTGAAACTGGAGAGGGCTTTTTAATTTGCAAGAACGTGCCAATTGCCCGAACCGGAACACAGGAATATCTGGGGCGGGAAATGGGGCTGTCCGGGGCAGATGCGGACAGGATCATTGCGGTAAGCCGTTCACCAGATGATGTGTTTTCAGAGGCGGCTCTTGCATCATTTGAAGGAAAGCCGGTCACTAATGATCATCCACCGGGACTGATCGGGCCGGATGATGTAAAGAACTATGAAATGGGACACGCCCAGAATATCCGCAAAGGATCTGGTGAATGGTCTGATTATATGATTGCAGACCTTCATATTCATGACAGGGATCTGATCAATGCGATCCAGAATGGAAAGCGAGAGATCAGCTGCGGGTATGAATGCGATTATGTCCGGAATGAAGATGGCACATACAGCCAGAAAAAGATCAGAGGGAATCACGTAGCAGTCGTAGAACGGGGAAGAGCCGGGAAGCGGGCTGCTATTTTAGATTCAGATAAAAAAGAAGAGGCGAAAAAGCCGGAAAGGAAAGTAATGAAAAAAGGATTTTTATTTAAGATCTTCGGTCAGGCAGTGAAAGACAAGAGTGCCGAAGAGATCGAGCAGCTGGCTATGGATGCTGCAGCTGCGCTGGATGAGGGAATTCACGAACCAGAAGGCGGCACCAAACAGCCAGAAGCCGGTCAGCAGAGCGCCGAAGAGGCAAAGCCAGTGCTTGATGCAGCCTTTTATGTAGCCCTGGATCAGAAGGTCGATAAGATTTTAAAGGCTCTGGATGAAAAGACTACAACAGAGAAAAACGAAGAAAAGGATCCTATGGATGAAGCTATTAAGGCTTTAGAAGGGACCAAGGACGAAGATCTGGAAAAGAATGAAAAACAGGAAGAGGCCAAGGTAGTTCCGGCAGAGGAAATGGATGATACATCATCTGAAGGTATGGATAAGGCAGTTGCTGCAAGCATCTTAAAGGCAATGCGTCCAACTGTTGCGGCTATCCAGGATGCAGCTCAGAGAAAGGCTGTTTCTGATGCCTTGATCAAGGCAGTGACTGCAAAAGATACTGCCAATGACATTGATGCGATCTTAAAAGCTTCCAGAGCAAATGCTAAGAAAGCAGCAGATGTCAACCCAGTAATGACTGTTGAGCAGTGCCAGGCTGCTTATGATGCCAGAAACCCTCACAAGAGAAAGGAGAACCAGTAATGAAAGGACAGGTAATTGGTAAGACAATGCCTCATGGATATGCAGGAAGCTATTCCAGACAGGCAGATATGATCGTGGATACACATCCATGTGAAGCAGGGATTGCTTTTGGCGCTCCGGTAGTTTTAGGAACAACTGGTGCAGTAAAAGCATGGGAAGCTGCTTCTACTGCAGCAAAGTTTGTTGGTGTGGCAGTCCGTGAAGTAAAATCAGCATTTGATTATATGAACCAGAACGTAGGAAGTTATCGGACAGGAGATGCAGTCCCAGTCCTGAAGCGTGGCTGCGTTAATGTAATCTGCCAGAATGGTACACCGGTTGCGGGCGGAAAGGTTTATGTAAGAACTGTTAAGAATGAATCCTATCCGAATGCTGCAGTTGGTGGTTTTGAAGCAGTAGAGGACACCGGAAAGAATGTGGAATTAACTAACGCACAGTGGAAGGGCAGCGCAGATGCCAATGGAGTGGCAGAAATGCGTATCCTGACCATTTTAAATGCATAGGAGGGATAAATATATGTCTTATAAGAATATGGGAACATTTGATTTAGGAAGATCTGTAAGTGGATCTGCTGGGGCAGGAAAAGCAGTAACATATGCTATGGATGCAGCCGGTATTGCTTCCGGTCAGGCATTTTTAACATCTGAGCTTGAAAAGCGTGATACCATGATCCGTACTCCCCTTACAAGCTTTACTTATGCCAGAGATCTCCCAATCCGTGTAGGCGGTGGTTGGGATGAATTTGTATCTGCTATGCAGGTGGGTTACGGAGTTACCGGTGGTTCTGGTGACGGATTGATGCATTCCGGCGGCGCTAATGGCATCCCTATGGTCCAGGCAGATTTTTCCAAAGGTCTGTATAAAGCCCACATGGTAGCTGCAGGAACCCGTGTTATGTGGATCGACATGCAGAGAGGAAACATGACTGGCCGTAATATGGACAGCCTACTCCGTGACGGTCTGCGTATGGCTTATGATAAGCATCTGGATGAAAATGCTTATGTTGGCTTTTCAAGATATGGCACTACCGGTCTTGTTAATAATCCAGATGTGACGATTACCAATGCAGCTTCTAACGGCGCTACAGTGGCCAGTACTAAATTTAAGGATAAGACACCAGATCAGATCTTAAAGGATATCAATGATGCTATCCTTATTGCATGGTCTCAGGCTGAAAATGATCTGGATGCAATTCCAAACCATATCATCATGCCGTATGAACAGTATAATTACCTGGCTACTACCAAAGTAACAGAGCTTGCAGAAAAGACGATCCTGACTTTCCTTCTGGAAAACAATGTTGCCAGGCATAATGGATCAGACCTGGTAATCGCTGCAACCAAATGGTGCAAAGGTGCCGGTGATTCCAGTGCAGACCGTATGGTAGTTTACTGCAATAAGGAACGTTATGTTGCTGTGGATGAGCTTGCCCCTCTTACAAGAGCCATGACAAGTTCCAATACACAGGATTTTTGCTATGATACTGCATATGCAGGAAACCTGTCTGAAGTAGAAGTATTTTATGATCAGACCATGATCTATGTGGACGGTATTTAAGGAGGAAGAGCATGTTTATTGTATCAAAGAGAAACTACATGGTAAGGCGGGCAGATGATTCTGCCTACCTGATCCCTAAAGATTTTATCGGGGAGATCCCACAGGACGTGGCAGAGAGTGATCTGGTCCAGAGAGCGATTAAGGGCGGAACTATTGCTGTACCGGAAGGCAAGAAGGACAAAGAGCTTATTGAGGCGGACGAAACTGCAGAAGAGTTGGCTGTGGAAAATGATATCCGTCCGGATGCGGAGAAACCTGCAAAGCGTACCAGAAAAGAGTGATGAGCATGTGGCCTTATGGCAGTACAAATCCAATGGCAGGAAAATTCCAGGCAGCAAAAGCACTTGCAGCCAATGTTCCTCAGACGGGTGAACGGGGATCTTATACGGAAGCAATGTTTCAGGAAGATTTTCCGCAGTTTACCAGGAAAGTAACTACAGAAGAAGGGGAAGAACCAGAGGTTCAGAACCTTCTTCCGGATGGAATTTTAAATATGTTCCTGGATCAGGTAAATGACAGCGTACTTCCTTCCCGATGGGGAAGTATGTGGCGATATGCCGCCGGGCTTTACCTGGCCCATTTTGCAGCTATGTATTTAAAAACATATTCCCAGGGATCTTCCGGTCCATCCCAGGCAGCTGCCAAAGCGCAGCCTGCAGGTGTTATCAAGTCAGCCACAATGGGTGATACAACGGTCAGCTATGATAATTCGGCGGTAACGATTGGAACGGAAAAGTGGGGCAGCTGGAACGCAACACAGTATGGACAGCAGCTTGCCACACTGGCCCGTCAGGTTGGAATGGGGGGTATGTATGTTATTTGATAATCCATTATTTGCTGACTGGTATACAGATACAATGGACGTGTACCGTGTTATTGCAGTAAAAGACGGAAGCATTACAAGACAAGAGCGAAAGAAAGTTGGTTCTGAAATTCCATGCCGTGTATACCATACCGGAACGGGAAGCCCGAATATGACAGATAACGCTGCCAGGACACGCGGGGAAGATAAGCTTTCCTGTGACCTGGAAGTGGATATACAGGCGGGAGATGAACTGCAGGTGATCCGGGGCGGAAACATCGGCAGAAATGATCGTTCAGAGCGTTATTTCGCCGGCCCTCCCCAGTCATATTATGATCCGGTTGGTGGAGCGCTTACCGGCCTGGAACATAAGGAAGTAACACTTCTTAGGGATAACATCATTGATTTAAAGGAGTGATGCCGGCATGTCAAGCTTTGGAAGTCAGATACGAAAGCGTTTGGATGAGTTAAGGCGGGCCGGTCAGGATATGCCTAAGATCCTGGCAGAGGTAGCGGAAGGTGCCACGATTGAGGCAGTACGTATCGCAACTGAGAAGACACCGCCTAATGATGGTACTTTGGCGGGTACTAATATGCGCAGCGGTCAAATGGCGCAGCACTGGGGAACAGACAGCATAACGAAGCCGGTTGTAATGGGTGAAAGTGTAAAGACAGAGCTTAATAACAATATGCAGTATGCTTCTTATATAAATGACGGGCACCGTGTGGATAAACACTTTGTTCCTGGACTTATCATCAATGGTAATCTCCTGGAACGCAGCCCGGATGGATCTGGTGGTTTGATTGTAGGTACAAAGACGTCTTATGTGAAAGGTAAGTACATGAAAGAAGCTGCAATCAAAAAGTACAGATCAGTGGTCAGAACAGAACTGGATAAACGGGTAAAGGAGGCATTTAGATGATCTTTTCATTACAGAATGTGATAAACAGTCTGGCAGCATTGCTCACGAAGCAATACCCGGATTATCCTGTTTATGACAGCCCAAACCAGCAGGGGACGAAATTCCCTTGCTTTTTTATTTTCTTTATGCCTTCGACTACAGAAGAGCATGCAGGAAACCGCTACTACCGTGATCTGGGAGTGGATATCGTATTTGTGCAGCAGAGGAACCTTGTAAATGGGAACCAGAAGATCCAGGAGATTGCAGAGTTCTTAGATCTGACCCTGGATACATTCTGGTATGCAGATAATAGTGATCTTCGCACACTTCTTCCTACCAGTGAACGGCAGTGGAACATTGAAGATGAAGAGCTGCATTACCAGTTTCATATACGTCAGAGAGTGGCGCTGCAGGCGAAAGAAAATCTCATGTCTGATATGGAGGAAAATGACATTGGAATCAAAGAAGACAGGTAAAATGTCTGAGAAGAAGTATAGTACAGAGAAGCTTTTAAAAAGCAGGCATTTGTCAGGATACCAGCCTGATTTTGCAAAGGTGATCCTGACAGAGTCGGAATACACTATTTCCGGAGCAATCAAAGCTTTGGAAAAAGCATTGAAAGGAGGCAGATGATATGGCAGGTGGAACATGGACAGGCCAGAATAAAGTCCAGCCAGGTGTTTATATCAATACAAAGTCGAAAGGGAACCTTGCGGCACAGATTGGAGAGAAAGGGACCGTTGCAATTGCAGAAGCCCTTTCATGGGGACCTGGCGGCGAAATGCAGACAATCATTCCCGGAGAGGAGTTAATGCCTTATATCGGTTATGATGTAATGCATGAAAAGGCATTATTCCTTCAGGAGATGATGAAGGGAAGCAATACAACACCGGGGCCGATCAAGATCCTGTTATACAGGCTCAAGGGAACAGGCGGTGCAAAAGCTGCAGCAACTGTGGGGACGGTGACAGCAACAGCTCTTTATGAAGGAGTGCGTGGAAATGATATCACGGTTGTTATCCAGGAAGAGCCAGATATGGAAGGAACCTATACCGTTTCTACGGTAGTGGACGGAAAAGTCAGAGATGAACAGGTGGTATCGAAGGCATCGGAACTGTCAGCTAATAACTGGGTAACATTCTCCAGCAGTGCAGAGGACATTACTGAAACGGCAGGAACAGCGCTTACAGGTGGAAAAGATCCAACGATCACAAATGCGGATCATGCGGAATTTCTTTCCCAGCTGGAAAAGTATGATTTTGATATCGTGGTTTATGACGGTACGGAGCAGACCATTGTACAGGCCTATGCCTCTTTTGTGAAACGTATTTCCGAAAAGGTAGGTCATAAATGCCAGGCAGTTATGGCAGGAGCGGAAAGCTGCGACAGTGAATGGGTCATTTCCTGCGGGAATGGAGTAAAGCTGTCTGACGGGACTGTTCTCAGCCCACAGCAGGCAACCTGGTGGTTAGGCGGTGCAGAAGCAGGTGCCTCTTATAACCAGTCTCTTACTTATTCCAGGTATCTGGGGGCAGTCAGTGCAGCACCAAAGCTTTCCGATGCGGAGATCGAGACAGCTATTAAAGCAGGCAAGATCGTGTTCATTGACTCTTTTGATACCGTTAAGATATGCACAGATATCAACACTTTTACCAGCATTACTGTGGATAAGCAGAAATACTTTTCCAAGAATCGTGTGATGCGTGTTTTAAACCAGTTCTGCAATGACGTGTATAAGCAGTTTTCTCTGTATTACATTGGAAAAATCAATAACAACGAGGACGGCAGAAATCTGTTGAAAGGCTGGATCGTTGGCTATCTGAATGAGATGCAGGCCAATGGCGGCATTCAGAATTTTGAAGCGGATGATATCCAGGTATCTGCAGGAACGGATGTTGATGCAGTCGTTGTAAATGCAGCAATCCAGCCGGTTGACAGTGTAGAAAAGATCTACATGACTGTAACGGTATCTGCCGATACAAGCGCTGAATAAGGAGGTGTAAAGCGTGAAAAATGAAGGTTATTTATTAGCCCAGGATTCTCTTCGTGGTACAGCCGGAACAGCGTTTATGGAGGTAGATGGGGAAAATGTCCTGCTGTTTGGTTTAAAGAAGTTTGAGTCAGATGCAGAGATTGAGACAGGTGAATTTAAAGTCTGCGGCGCTCTTGTAACACAGAATAAACCAAAGGGAGTGAAGTACTCGGGAACAGCAACGGTTTATTATGGTACTCCGGCATTTTTAAAGATTTTGACGGAGTATAAGAAGACTGGCCGTTTTCCAATGATCAAGTTTCAGATCACCAATGATGATCCGTCTTCTTCCATGGGAGCGCAGACCATAGGGGTTTATAATGTGCTTCTTACAAAGATACCGATCATCCGCCTGGATGACTCAGCAGAGAGTTTACAGGAAGATATTTCATTTACATTTAATGACTTTGAAGTACTGAAATGGTTTAACGATCAGCCTTCTCAGTTAGGCAAATAACAGGAGGACAGAAAGAATGGGAAAATTAGGAGCTTATTTAAGGCCGGCGCCGGCAGGAAAGACCAAGACCGTGTATCTGGAAAATTTTAAGGATGAGGAAGGAAAGCCACTGCCTTTTGTGGTAAAGTCCATTTCTCCTAAGGAGAATGAGATCCTGGTGCGCAGATACTCAGATGAAAAAGGCAATCTTGATGCTATAACCTATGGAAACCAGCTGATCGCGATGTGTCTGGTAGAACCAAACCTGAAAGATACAGAGTTATGTACTTTTTATGGTGTAATGGATCCGGCAGATGTTCCAAGCATTATGTTTTCAGTTGGTGAAAAACAGATCATTCAGGATGCGATCTCAGAGATCAATGATATTAAAGCGGCCCAGAATGTCTTAAAGATGGCAAAAAACTCTTAGAGGGAGGAGACTGGGAGACAGAGGCGTCTTATTTTGCTTTTGTCTCTCTTGGAATCTTCCCGGAAGATTTTGAAAAACGGTCTCAAAGAGAAAAGCTTTTAATGGCAGCCATGATGGAACGGCTTTCTAAAGAAGTCAAAGATAAGTAAGGAGGCGGGTAAGTGGGACAGATACAGGAAAATCTTATTTTAACAGACAGTTTTACTGCTGCGTTTACCCGTTTCCTTAATTTGGGAGAGTCGGCAGTAAGGGAAACTTCAAAGGTAAGCAGTACCATCGAAATGATGGGAAAATCTTCCAATTACATCGCTGCAACTGGATTTAATGCCTTAGAGCAGAAACTCCAGGATATAAACGGTCAGATCAAGGCACAGGGAGAAGCTTTACAGGCAATTGGCAAAGCTTCTAATTATGTAAATGTGTCTGGTTTTGATCAGATGACCAAGGCAATCAAAGAGAGCAATGCCGCATTGGTTGAAACTATTAAAAACCAGGAACAGCTGGGAAGAAAAACGCAGGAGACAGACGGACATGCCAATAATCTTTTAAAGACAATGAGGAATATTGCGGCAACAGCCGGAGTAACTTCTCTTGTAAAAGGCTTTCTTGGATTATCAGACAGTCAGGCCCAGATCAATGCCAGGTTAAACCTGATGAAGGATGAAACACATTCCGTGGCACAGCTAAATGACCTGATCTATCAGTCCGCACTGCGTTCCAGAGCTGCGTATTCTGATACTGCAGATGCAGTGGGTAAAATGGGCTTAAATGCCAAGAATGCGTTTTCTTCCAATGAAGAACTGATCGCATTTACAGAACAGGTCAATAAGCAGTTTAAAATCGGCGGTGCATCAGCCCAGGAGCAGAGCAATGCCATGATCCAGCTTACCCAGGCAATGGCAGCTGGTGTTCTTCGTGGTCAGGATTTAAACTCTATCCTTGCAGCGGCTCCGGGAATTGCCAGAACCATTGAAGAAAGCATGGGTTGGGCTTCCGGATCAATCAAGCAGTATGCAGAAGACGGAAAAGTTACAGCCCAGGTAGTAAAAAATTCACTCTTAAATATGGCAGATGAAACGAATGAAAAATTTGCAAGCATGCCTATGACCTTATCCGATGCAATGACGCAAGGGAAAAATATTGTGCAGCATAGTGCCAAAGAAATGGCCCAGGCCTGGAATGATTTTATCCAGACGGATAAAGGTCAGGAGATATTAGGAGAGACCATTTCTTTATTTTCTGCTTTGACCCAGGTCGGAACAGATGCACTTGCGGCAATTGGTCAGGGTGCTTTATTTGTAGCTGATAATATGGATATGATCATTCCGATGCTGACAGCTGTTGGGGCTGTTTTTTTATTTGTAAAAGCCCAGGCAATACAAACGGCGCTTGCAAGTGCAGCAGCCGCAGGAACACATGCTGCAGCGTGGGCGGCGGCCAATTGGCCGGTTCTTTTAATGGCAGCATTATTTGCTGGAGCATTGATTGCAGCACAGCAGTTCGGTGTCGGTATGCAGGAAGTTGGTGGATGGGTCGGTCAGGTGTTCGGCATGACCTATGCAGTTGGATATAATGTATTTGCTACGCTGTGGAATGTGATCGCATCCTTTGCCGAGTTTTTTGCCAATGTGTTTAATGATCCTGTAGCGGCTATAGCCCATCTGTTTTCAGATGCTCTGGATGCAATACTCAGCATGGTTGAGACCGTTGCTGGTGCCATTGATGCATTGACCGGATCCCATCTGCAGGGAGCAGTCAGCGGTTTCCGTGGAAAAATGTCAAGCTGGGTAGATAGTACCTTCGGAGAGAATGCAATCCAGATCAAGCGTATGGCGAATCTGGATATAGGAACTACCGCCGCAGAGTGGGGAAACTACGGAGCTAATCTGGGTGCAAAACTGGATAATCTTAGCTTAAATATCGGAGATCTGGCAGGCAGTTTTGGAGACCTTCAGTTAGGTGATGGTATAGGCAAAGGAGATATTGCCAATGTTGGCAAAGTAGGAAAGGTCGGTAAAGTTGATGATATTAAACTGTCAGATGAAGATCTTAAGATATACCGGGATCTGGCAGAACGTCGTTACATGAACCGGATCGAACTGAAAACACTGGCACCACAGATCAATGTAACAGTACCAGAATCCGCAGGCGGAAACCTTACTGCCGGGGATGTCACAGATTACATCCAGAAGATGCTTATTGAGGAAATAAACTCTCAGACACCGGTACCACATGGTTAATGGAAGGAGGTATATTTAATGGCAGGACTTAAAAGTAAATATTCGGTCTATGTGATATTTGCTGGAAAGAAAGTTAAGATGCCGGTCAATCCGGAAGAAGTGAATATTAAATATCCCACTGATCATAAAACCTATAACGTTATTGGAGTAGGAGAAATCGTAGTTCCCAGGAAGCCTTCTTTAAAAGAGCTTTCCTGGGAATCCTTTTTTCCTGGAAATCGGAAGGCTCCATATGTGAACAGTGGAGCTAAGAATGTGTCTTTTTATGTTAAGAAATTTGAAAAAGCATTGAAAAGTAAAAAAATCTGCCGGGTGATCATATCTCGGTCAGGAATGCAGAACACAAATGTGCGGTGCATTATTTCCAACTTTGAGCTTATTGATAAGGGCGGAGAACCTGGAGACCAATATTATAAGGTTGACTTTAAAGAATATCGTTCTTATGATCCGGAGATCGTGTCGATCACTACAGTACCATCGGAAGACACTGGTCAAACAGAAAGTGGACAGACAACTGCTGAAACAGGAACAGACACCACCAGACCAGTGGATACGCCGGTACTTAGAGTAGGCGCTTCTGTAACGGTAAATGGAGAATACTGCTATGACAGCAACGGCGGAAAGCCCCATGGTTCGGCCAATAACCTGAATACGACTGTCACAAGGATCGTATCAGGAAAAGCTTATCCGGTGCATGTGGGAACATATGGCTGGGTACAGGAAAGCCAGCTGCAGATCACGGGGTAAAAGAAGATGGAAAGATCATTATTAGTACAGATGAAAGGAAAAGCCCCGGACGGATCTGATCAGATAACAGTAATGGACTATATCAATGCAACCCGTGAAATTGAATGGGTGACTAACCGTATGGATGCACCGGGGAAGCTTAAATTCTCCTGTGTGGAAATAGGAAGTAGCACAATACCGGAAGGAAGTTCCGTGGAATATACGATCAACGGAGAGAAATTGTTTAAGGGATATGTATTCACTCTGGAACAGAAAAGGGACGGAGAAAAGACCTATACCATTTATGATCAGCTGCGTTATCTGAAAGCCAAAGCCAGTTATGCATTTACCAACATGAGTCTAGAGCAGATCATTATGCGTATCGCAGGAGATTTTGGACTGAAGGTTGGTACATTAGATCCTACAGGATATGTGTTTCCAAGTCTGTTAAAGGAAAATGAAGAATGTATCGACATTATCTTTGACGCCCTTTCCCAGACTATCATACAGACAGGAAAAATATTTATTTTCTATGATAAAGCAGGTGAACTGACGCTTACAGAGGTAAACAAAATGTTTCTTACAAGTCGGATTGGGGATGGAAGCCTGGCAACTGATTATACCTATAAAAGAGACATTGATTCTGACACTTATAACCGTGTAAAACTGGTACGAAAAAATGAGAAGAGCGGCCGGACGGATGTGTATGTGCATGAAGATACGGAAACGATCAAGCAATGGGGGCTTCTCCAATACTATGATGAGGTGGATAAATCCTTGAATGAGGCTCAGATCGATCAGATGTGTGCGGCATATCTGCAGTATTACAACAGGGTATTACAGACTTTGAAACTGGAAGCAATAGGGCTTGTAGAGCTTCGTGCAGGAATGATCGTTCCAGTACAGCTGGGAGATATTGAAGATCTTGCCAGTACCAGATTGCTGCTTTGTGAAAAGGTAACCCATAAATGGTCTGGGGAAGACCATACCATGCAGTTTGAAGTCAAATCATTTGATCAGTTGGGAGGCATAAATATAGTATGACGGGACTTATAGGCGTGATCCAGACGGTGATAAAAAACTATCTGGATGCAGTTAAACTAACAGATAAAGCGACTGGAACGGTTGTATCAGTATCTCCGCTTACTATAAAGACAGATACATCACTGCCTCCTATATCAGGAGAAGCGTTGATCCTGACGTCCAATGTCTGCGAAAAGACAAAAGCAGTGCGGGGCGGGAGCGGTACAGTGACTGTAACGGAAGGTTTAAAGGTTGGGGATAAAGTGATCATGCTGCGGGTGCAAAAAGGGCAGCAATTTATTGTTTTATCCAAAGTTATGACATAGGAGGCAGCATGGCAACATTACCAGAAGGTGTAGGAATAGCAGTTCCTTTAAAAAAAGCAGAAAAGCCTACAAGAACGTTTCTGATCGACTGGTCTACGAAGCAGATAGCTGGTATGGATGAAGGCCTGGAGGCCATGAGACAGGCAGTGGAGATCTTACTGAATACAGAACGTTTCCGGTGGCAGATCTATTCTTCTGATTTTGGAGTAGAGCTGGAGAATCTGATCGGGGAAGAGTATGACTACGTGGTAAGCGACATGCCACGAAGGATAGAAGAAGCCTTATCCGTAGATAACAGGATATTATCTGTAGATGATTTTGTCTTTGAGCAGAAAGAAGACCGGATCAGCTGCAGCTTTTATGTAAATACGGTATATGGGGCTTTGAAAGAAGAGGTGAGCGTGTGATCGATTTTAGCAAATATACCAGGGAGGCGATCCAGAAAGAAATGCTGTCTCAGGTAGATACTCATATTGATACCAGGGAAGGAAGCTTGGTACAGACTGCGATCGGACCGGTGGCCTGGTACCTGGAAGGCATATATATGCTTTTGAAAAATCTTCAGGATAATGCGTATCCGGCCACGGCTGTTGGAGACTCGTTAGACCGGATCGTTCAGACGCGTGGCCTTACACGAAAAGCTGCTACAGCAGCCGTGAGAAAAGGAACCTTTGATGTTCCGGTGCCGTCAGGTAGTTTATTTAAGACGATCAACGGGGCTGACTCACAGGTTTTTATAGTAGGAGAAAAAATTTCTGAGAGCGAAAAAGCATTGGTGTATGAGATGACCTGCACAGATGCAGGCGTATCAGGAAATAATTATACAGGAGATCTGCTTCCGATTACGGCCGTAAATGGACTTACATCTGCAATCTTAGGTGAGATCATTACAGCAGGGACAGAAGAGGAGACAGACGATGCACTTAGAAGTCGGTTCTATGAGACTTTTGAAGTAACATCCTTTGGTGGGAATATTTCTTCCTATAGAAATGAGATACTTTCCATTGAAGGTGTTGGCGCTGTACAGGTATATCCAGCATGGAACGGTGGCGGAACCGTTCTCTGCAGTATTCTGGGGGATGATCTGCGGCCGGTGTTGCCTGCAATTGTTCAGAAGGTACAAAAGATCATATGTCCATTGAAAGACGAAGGAGATGAACCAACAGTAGATGGCTATGGTATTGCTCCAATCGGTGCTGCAGTGACGATCACAACAGGAACAGAACTGGTATTAAATATCACCTGTGACATTGATTTTGTGGAAACTATGTTAAATGGCGTAGAGACATACAGAGACCAGATCAGGCAGAAGATACAGGAATACCTGGATACGATCTGTAAAAGCTGGGGAGATACCCTGAAAGCGCATCAGATAACATATGCTGTTACTGTTTATGTGTCCCGGATCATTTACTCTATTTTGACAATCCAGGATGTGGTCAATGTATCTAATGTAAAGATCAATGGTGCTGCTGGTGACTTGCAGTTGACAGAAAGTGCAGCGCTGCAACAGGTACCAGTCCTGGGAACGGTGGTGATCAACGGTGAGTAATGCAGAGAATGAGTTAAAAGAGCAACTGCCCTTTTATTTTCGCCCCATAGTTGAATATGGAGAGATTTTAAAAGTTCAGGGACATGTTCTGGATCAGCTTGAAGATAATATGGCAAAAGTAAGTGCAAACAATTATATCTCAAGCTGCGATGAAGCGACCATAGCATATTATGAAAGACTGTTGGGAATTGTCTATCGTTTTGGAGACGCATTGGACTACCGCAGGACCCGCGTACTGCAAAAATACAATACCATTGTTCCGTTTTCTATTGGATTTCTACGGGACAAGCTTACGGAGCTGTATGGTAAAGACGGTTATGAAATGGAAGTTGATTCTGCTGCCTGCAAGTTAAAAATCAAAGTCACATCGGATCGGTATGGAGCCATTGATCTTTTATACGACCTGTTATGGGATGTAGTTCCGGCACACATTCAGATATTAGCAAATCAGCAGACCACAAACCGCGTACCAAATAGATTGTATGCAGCGGGTAACGTTTCAAGAGTATTCGTACAAACGATTTACAGGCATACAGTATATGACATTGCCGGAACTGCTAATGCGGCAGGAGCTGTTGCAGAAATCAGTATACAGACAATTTCGAATGAATAGGAGTGAAAAACATGGGAGTATATAAAGCAGCCGTTGTTACAGAAAGCGGGCAGAATCTTATTGCACAGGCTTTTACAAGCGAAAAGAAGCTTATTTTTACAAGTGCAAAAACATCCAGTTATTCTTATCCAGCAGGGACAAATATCTCAGCATTAACAGGTTTGCAGGATGTGGTGCAGAGCGTGATCCCTTCCGGAACAAAAACAATCGGTGGAAATGTAGCACAAGTAACCGTTCGTTTTGATAATGACAGCATTGATCAGGCATATCTGATCCAGGCTATTGGACTGTATGCAAAGATTGAGGACGGAGAAGAAATTTTGTTTTCTGTTACTCAGGCAACGGTACCGGATGAGATGCCGGTCCATAGTGAGGTATCACCGTCAGCCTACATATACAATATCCAGTCCACGGTACAGAATGCATCACAGATCACGATTACTGTAAACCCTACAGGCGCAGCTTCTGTGCAGGATTTTTTGGATATACAGAATCCGACATTTGATGATTCAGGAACCTCAGAAGAAATCAGCAGCTTTCCAGAGTTTCTTGATACAGTGAAAAGCAAAATGAATTTTTTCCAGTTTTTCCGGAATTTAAAGTCCGGTTTGCAGTTTGTTTTGCATGTTGGATCTATCGTCAATAACTGTGTGACCGATAACCCAAATCTTCCACTTTCGGCCGCCCAGGGAAAGGCTCTGCAGGATGCGCTTACTGTGCTCAATAACGAGCTCAAAGAAACCAGTAGTAATTTAGAATGGAAATATGTTGCAGATGTTATTGGGTCATCTACTATAAATATACCATCTGATGCTTGCGAAATATTTGTTACAGTTACAAAATCGTCCGTTATTTATGATGGTGTTACTACATTATCGCTATTAGTTCCTGTTCGCATACTAAGTACTGTATACCAGGATTTCCTGAATGGTGGATATGGAAACAATGACCAACAAACTTATCTTGCATTTTTTAGAATTAATAAATATAATGCCCATTTGTACGCCCTTAAAGTTGCCGGACAGGACTATACTGCCACCTCGCAATTAAAAATGTGGTATAGATAATTATTATCGAAAATGATCATCCGCAAACATATACAATCATTCCGTACAATTCGCCTGATATGCTAGTGTCAGAATATCCATAAACAACATTATTTGTTACGCGAATACGCTTTGAAATATCAGAACCTTTAACATACATTGATGCTATATAATACATATCGACATTTTTTATATCTGGCAACGGTAAATAACCAGATGGAATGTCAAACAGCTTTGTCCATCCTCCTGGTAATGTGGCCTTTAGTATGGCAATATCAATGATAACAATGTTTCCGCATTTCATTAATACAATATCATTTAATTTCTCATAAGAAGAGATTAAATTACTACTGGTTTCTTTGAGCTCGTTATTGTGCACAGTAAAGTGCATAGCAGACAGGCGCCCTTTTCGATATGATGTAAGTACAAAATATCGGAAGGAGGCGTTCTTTTTATGGATGAAGTAAGACTAAAAGATGAATTGCTGGCGAAGCTCAGTAACCAACTGGATCGGGAAGCATTGCAGGTGATTGACGGGGCATTATCATCAGTATTACGGGATTACGAGGTGAGCAAACGAGAGACAGGGTTAAGCACAGAGATTGTAACCTGGCCGGAATATGATATCTTCATGGCTCGACTGCAGTTTGGTGGATACTCCAAAAGCACTATCCGGCAGTATGGCAGCTTTCTGCGTGAGCTTCTAGTCTATACAGGCAAGCCGGTGCAGGAGATGACGGGTGACGATATTGTAAACTGCTTGAATGCATATGAAGCGGCCAGACAGATCAGCGGCAGCACCAAGGATCATAAGCGCTTGATTTGCAGCAGTTTTTTTGGCTTTTTACATGACCGTGGCTATATTTCACGCAATCCAATGGCTACAATTGATCCAATTCGGTATGTGGCAGAGATCAGAGAGGCTTTGAGTAGTAGAGAAGTGGAGAAGATGCGCATAGCTTGTGGTGAAAACGTCCGGGATAATCTGGTCCTTGAACTCTTTCTTGCCACAGGTTGCCGCGTCAGCGAAATTGTAGGCATGCGAGTAGAAGATATAGACTTAAAAGAAGGCTTCTGCAAGGTATTAGGAAAGGGCAAAAAAGAGAGAATAGTATTTTTCAGTGATAGACTTCTGGAATACATGGAAAGGTACTTACAGGACCGGAGAGAAGGGGCGGTGGTTTTATCGTTAAAATCACCACACCAGGGTCTTAAAAAGAATGCATTGGAGAATATTGTAAAAGCAATCGCCAAGAGAGCAGGTATTACCAAGAGGGTATTCCCGCATCTGTTACGGCATACCTTTGCCACCAGGGCGCTTAACAAAGGCATGCCATTGCCAACTTTATGTGACATCATGGGTCATGCAAGCACGGAAACAACAAGGATCTATGCGAAAAACTCTGCTGGCAAGATGAAGTACGAATACAGCCTGTATGTAGCTTCATAAGAGATAACAATTGAATAATGTTTTGAAGTCTGCCAGGAGGGAGGCTTAGTTTTTGCGAGCCTGTACAGTGGTTGCGCACAGTATGGAATTGGATGAATTGTTATTCAGTAGCTTTTTCATGGATCATGGGAATAATAACGAGGCAAAAAGTCTCAGTAGTAATTTAACGCGGAAATATTATAGCGTTAATTCTCAGTCATCAAACCCCATACTTGAAGTATACGGAAATATTTGCGTATTACAATACTGCAATGTAATATGGACATCATCAGATCATATTCCATCTGGATTTTATCCAAAAATGTTTATATGGACTCCTGTATCCAGTTCTGATGACATAAATACTGCTAACGAATACAGGCTATGCATAACAAGCGACGGAAATGTGGTATTACAGAAAAACGGAACTAATGTGTCTGATAACACAAGTATTCGTGGACAAGCCGTATGGATTATATGATCATTTACTCGATAATGGAATAAAAGTCCAAGTTTGTCTATCTGCATTATCACCAGACATCACGGTTACTTTGTCACTCTTCTTAACACAAGCGAAAACATTGTACTGATGTCCTGCGGCATTACTACTACCAGCAATATATCTTAATCCTATATTCAACTGAATATATGAATCAGACAAAGAAGTTGGATTGATGGCCAGATTTAAAAAACCATCTTCTTTTGCAATAAAGTTTTCTGCAACTGTATACGGAGTTCCAAAGACCCCTAAATTACTACTGAGCTTTTGCTGCTCGTTATTGAACACACCAAGGAAAATGCATAAAAGCAAGTTGAGCCAGAATTTTTATACAATTGGGCGCAATAACGAGCAGCAAAAGCTCAGTAGTAATTTATTTCCAAACAACGGAAAAATTCCAGACGGTACAGATTTTAATTCCTTACTTACAGTTGGAAAATATTTTGTTGTTTCAGACGACAAAACACTAACAATGACAAATGTTCCAGAAAAAGTGTCTGGGCGATTATTTGTTTTGAACATGCTTGGTGATGAAAAAGTATTAAATAAAGAATACCAATATTTCATTCAGATTTATCTACTTTACACTGGTACTCTTTGGATGCGAACCTTGAGAAGAGAAAATGATGGTTCTCCCATAATCTTTGATAATTGGGTAAAACGGTGGTAAACATCCACTTTATTTACAAAAGAACTACACAATAAATCATAAATAATCATTATCCAAAAACGATAAAAACTTCAGCCCAATTAATATTATTTGTTATAGTCAATTTACCGTCATCGTAAGAAACTAATACATTTGTTGACGAATCACCGCCACATAAAGTATATAACCGCCCTCGGACATCACCTGCAAATAAAGAACCATTTTGATCTGTATTACCATGAAGTACAAACCAACATGTAGCGTTAACATTAAATGTATGAGATTGTTTTGATTTTATAACAGCATACTGAAAGTGACCTAAATTACTACTGGTTTCTTTGAGCTCGTTATTATACACATCAAATTATGAAAATTCAGGTCCGAAAGGGCCTTTTTTAATACATAAAAATTCATTTTAGGAGGTATCTCAATGGAAAAAATTAAAATTGTCGGTTCAGATCAGCTGTATGAAATCCAGAGTATCCGGCCAACATCGGAGCATGTGCTTCAGATCGTTTTTACAGGAGCAGTACCAGGCACTTGGGGCGGAGACATCCAGGTGTACACTGCAGGTGGCATCCTAGCCACTACGCTGACAGGCTGGACTACAGTGTACCGTGATGAGGGCCAGACAGTGTATCTGTCAGATGATGGCAGCGTGTACGTACCGCCAGCTGATCCGGAACCTGTCACTCCACCAGAGCCATATGTACCGACACTTGCGGAACTGCAAGCAGCCAAAAAGCAGGAGATTAGCCGGGCATGCGAGCAGACTATCTATTCCGGCGTCAGTGTAACGCTTGCAGATGGATCCACAGAGCATTTTGCGCTGACGGAGCATGATCAGCTCAATCTTTTTGGCAAGCAGGCCCAGCTTACAGCCGGAGTAAATCAGTTGGAGTATCACTCTGACGGACAGCCATGCCGGTACTACAGTGCTGCAGATATGACGACCATCATCACAAAAGCTATGTGGCATGTAAGTTACCATACTACATACTGTAATGCCCTTAACATGTGGATTGTTGGATGTGAGTCTGCGGAAGAGATCCAGCAGATCTTTTATGGTGCAGATGTTCCAGAAAAGTACCAGTCAGAGGTACTGAAAGCATATCTTTTACAGATAGCAGCTATGGCGGGAGATGGTGCAGACAATGCAAAGACTGCTTAATAAGTATCTGTTCCTGGCTGACGTGGGCGGCGTGCTCTATGTGCTGATTGAGTTGGCCTGGCGTGGTTGGAGCCACTGGACTATGTTTGTCCTGGGTGGCCTATGCTTTATTTACTTAGGACTGATTAACGAAGTGTTACATTGGGACACACCACTTTGGCAGCAAATCCTAATGGGAGCAGTGGGAATTACAGTTTTAGAATTCTTGACTGGTTGCATTGTAAATTTATGGCTTGGTTGGGATGTATGGGACTACAGCAGCATGCCTGGGAATATTCTAGGGCAGATATGTCCGCAGTATATGTTGCTGTGGCTTCCGGTGAGCCTGGCCGGGATCATCTTGGATGACTGGATCCGATACAGAGCTTTTGGAGAGCAGAGGCCACGATACAATGTAGGGCTGACACAGCAGAGCAAATTGATTATCTGGATGCCAGCATAAGAGAGGAGATGAAAGAAATGGATACATCACAGGTTGTCATTGCAGTGATCGGGTCAAATGCGCTTTTTACATTTATTCAGTTCTTGATCGGTCGGCATGACAAAAAGAAAGAAAAACAGTCAGATGAAACGAAGGGCATGAGGGATATGATCCTTGGACTTGGTCATGATAAACTGCTGTACTTGACTGATAAGTTTGCTGAACGTGGCGGAATCACACAGAAAGAGAGACGCAATCTTAAGTATTTATATGATCCGTATGTACGTCTTGGTGGCAACGGAGACTGTGAAGTTGGATACGAGACATGTGAGAAGCTTCCGACTTTGACAGACGATGAAGCCATGCAGCTTGATGGCAGAATGAAACGACGTGAATATGGTATAGAAGAAAGAGAGGTATAGATATGGATTTTGGGATTGGAAGTGTAACAGCGATCACAGCAATCTGTTACCTGGGCGGCATGGCCTGCAAGGCAACCACCAAGGTCAAGGATGAGGTTATCCCGGTAATTTGTGGAGTGACCGGTGGTATCCTGGGAGTGGCCGGTATGTACCTTATGCCGGAGTTTCCAGCAACAGATGTGATCAATGCTGCAGCCATTGGCATTGTATCCGGGCTGGCAGCAACCGGTGCAAACCAGATCATTAAGCAGGTTGGAAAGATGTAAGAGGAGGTGATCCATACATCTCCCGCGGCAGCCCGGGTTATGGCTGCTATTTGCGACGTCGCAATAAAGCAGTAGTATAAACCACACTCATATGTTATAATGCCAATGTTACCGCCTCCTATACCGGTACGGAAGGGAGGTGCATAGTTTGGGAGATGCTGTTGTTTCTCTTATCGTTTCCGTCATGGCAGGTGTGATTAGCCATCTCATCTGCAAATGGCTGGATGGAAACAAGTAGTCGGTAATCAGCCTGTGGTTTAAGCCGCCATACTCAAAAAGGAATAGAAAACCCCAGAGGATTAGGGCCCTCTGGGGTTTTCGTTTTGCATAGCCTGGAAGCTATTATTTCTCTTAGCCTACCGGCATTATATCATATGCAGAAATAGTTTTCAATATACTAAAAACGCGAATTTTGACCATGTGAAACATAGCATGGTCTTTTTCCATATTATATAAAGAAAGGGAACAAACCTATGAGAGATATTACTTTATGCCATCCGCGTTTACAGAAGATAGCTGCAGCCTGGATCAAAGCTTGCGCAGTAGAAGGCATTAACGTAGCCATCAGCGAAACCCTGCGCACTGCAGCAGAACAGGATGCCCTGTATGCTCAAGGTCGTACTAAACCGGGCAATATCGTAACCAATGCGAAAGGCAGTTCCTACAAGTCACAGCACCAGTGGGGAATTGCCTTTGACTTTTACCTGAAAATGGATGTGGACGGAGACGGTAAAATTTCCGATGATGCTTACAATGACAGTAAAGGCCATTTCAAACGCGCTGCAGAGATTGGCAAAAAACTTGGACTTGCCTGGGGCGGAGACTGGTCCAGCATTGTAGACAAACCACATCTGTATATGCCTGACTGGGGAAGTACACCAACGCCACTCATCCAACAGTTCGGAACTCCCGAACAGTTCATGAAGACCTGGGTACCAGAGCAGGTTAAAACCGGCTGGCAGCAGGAGAACGGAGGCTGGCGTTTCTATAAAGATGATGGCTCAGGGGAATATGTCTCTGACAAATGGCAACAAGACGGAGATAAATGGTACTGGTTTGATGGTGCCGGCATGATGGTCCATGACACCTGGTATCAATACAAAGGTTCTTGGTACTACCTCGGCTCCGATGGTGCCATGCTCAAAGGCCTTCAGACAATCAACGGCAAGTGGTACTATTTGGATCAGGACGGTCGCATGGCAACTGAACCAGTTATCCTTACTCCTGATCAGGACGGCGCCCTACATTATCCGGGGCTTGCAAAATAATATAAATCCTCTTAAAAACTTTAGGTTCATTTTGCCCTATTGGTCACAATAAAGTCACAAGCAAAAACAAGAAATCCAGTAAATACAAGGCTTTTTAATGATACAAACCTTAATGAATTTTAAGAAAACCCCATTGTGCATTTAAGAAACATTTTCTATGATAAAGTCAGAAAGAAACGAAGAGTTGTTTTCACGGAACAGAATTAAAATTTAGGAAGAATTCCGGGGAAACAAGAAAAGTACAAGGAGGTTATAAAGATATGGAGATCAAGAAACCGGCCATGGCAGGAACTCTGGAATCCAGTGACTGTCAGG